TCTGCAGTTTGCACAAGTTTTAAAGTAGAACTTTTAAAAGGAGTTCACGATTTTACAGCAACAACAGGAAATACTTTTAAGATAGCTTTATACACTAGTTCAGCTAGTTTAGGAGCTGGGACAACTGCTTTTTCAACATCAAACGAAATTACTAATTCATCTGGAACTGCGTACACATCAGGTGGAGCAACACTTACAAGCGTAACTCCTACATCAGATAGTACAACAGCTGTTTGTGATTTTAACGACGTAAGTTACACAAGTGCATCTTTCACAGCAAACGGTGCTTTAATTTATAATGATTCAGCTTCTGGTGATCCGGCATGTGCTGTTATCGCATTCGGTGGTGACAAAACTGTATCTAGTGGAACTTTCACAATTCAATTTCCTACAGCGGACGCAACTAACGCAATCATACGATTAGCATAAGGAGGTCCTCCTTATGGCCAATACTTGGAACCAATCAGGCACAACCTGGAGCACAGGTCGTTGGGGTACAACTGAAGCTTTTACAAGTGGTTGGGGTGTTGATGCATGGAATACAGGTGGATCATGGGGTCAAGCCACTGACGAAGTAGCACAATTAACAGGTCAATCTATAACTTCATCTTTAGGTACAGTAGTTGCATCTTCTGAACAAGGTTGGGGTAGAGCTGAGTGGGGCAATGAACCGTGGAGCGAAAGTTTTAGTCCTGTTGTAGCTGTAAGTGGACTTGCAATAACTTCTTCTGTTGGATCCATAACTGCATTTCCAGAACAAGGTTGGGGTAGAGACACTTGGAATTTTGAAAGTTGGGGTTTCTCTGGTTTAACTGTAGAAATAACTGCACCTGATGCAATCGTATCAAATTTAGGTGCTAATGGTTGGAGTAATGCATCTTACGGAGATAACGGTTGGGGAATGTTTACACTTAACCCTGCTGACGTCGTAGGTTTAACAGGAGTCTCTTCAACATCTTCGGTTGGTTCAACAACAATTATATTATCACCAACAGTTTCGCTATCAGGAGTTGCTACGGTTTCTTCTGTTGGATCAATAGATCCAGATGACATGACTGTAGGACTATCTAGTCAAGTAATAACTTCTGCAGTAGATTCAGTAACATTTGATTTAACTTCTGTAGCATCATTAACAGGAGTTTCTATAACATCAGGAGTTGGTGAACTAATAGGAGGTATTGTAGAATTTGTACCAATAACGGGCGTAGGAGCCACGTTATCTGTAGGATCAATAACTCCTGATCAAATGAGTGTAGGATTAACTGGAGTGGCCTCTACGTCAGCCGTAGGAGCAATAACACCTGCAGATGTAATGGGTTTAACAGGAGTTCAAACAACTAGTTCTGTTGCTTCATTTGGAACTGCGGATGGTTTTGGAATTCAAGCATATCAAGCTATTGACACAGGTTCTAATACAAGTTATACAGACGTAACAGGAAAAGCAGCGTAAAATTTTCTGTATAGGAGATAAAAAATTATGGCATCAACATACACACCTTTAGGGGTAGAACTTCAAGCAACTGGTGAAAACGCCGGTACATGGGGGACTAAAACTAATACTAACTTACAAATTATTGAACAAATTTCTGGTGGTTTTACAACTCAAGCAGTTTCTGATTCTGGAGATACAGATCTTTCTGTGTCTGATGGTTCTACTGGTGCAACTCTATCTCACAGAGTTATAGAATTTACAGGTTCTTTAACAGGGGCTAGAAATGTAACTATTCCTATTGATGTTCAACAATTTTATATTTTAAAAAATTCAACAAGTGGATCACAAAACGTAGTATTTAAATATGTATCAGGTTCAGGAGACAGTGTAACTGTTGGTCCATCTGCAGTAAAATTAGTTTATGCAACAGCTAATGATGGAACAAATCCTGACATAGACGATTGTGGATTTATAACAGCATCTTCTACAGATACTTTAACAAACAAAACTTTAACAGCTCCAAAAATTGCAGATGCAGGTTTTATTGCAGATGCAAATGGTAATGAGCAAATTATATTTCAAACAACATCATCAGCAGTAAATGAGTTAGAGGTAACTAATGCTGCAACTGGGAATCCTCCAATCTTAGGTGCGAGTGGGGAAACTAATGTTGGTGTTCACATTAAACCAAAAGGTTCGGGAGAAACTATAATTGGAAGTGGCGGAGCAGATGCAACTTTAACAACAAGTGGTGCTTATAATTTAGTTTTAGATACTAATTCAGGAACTAACTCTGGTACGATCACAATTACTGATGGTGCAAATGGAAACATAGTTATTGCTCCAAATGGAACTGGAGTAGCACAAGCTGTTGATGGAGGAGATAACACAGCAGCTATTAAAATTGCAGGTAAAGAAACTATATGGGTTCCAGCATCTGCTATGTATCCAAATACTACAAACGGTTGTGCAGACTTAGCACAAGTAGAATTATCAAATGGCCCTGAAATTAAAACTTTAGATTTTGATAAAACTTCTGATGAAAACGCACAATTTGCTGTTGCCTTTCCAAAATCATGGAACGAAGGCACAGTAACTTTTCAAGCTTATTTTACAGCTGATTCTACAGACACAGGTACTGTTTCTTGGGCGTTAGCAGGTGTTGCTATTGCAGACAATGATAGTATTAACACTGCATTTGGAACTGCAGTTGCACCAACAGCAAAAGCTCATAGTGGAACAGCAAACGATTTAGACGTTACAGCAGAAAGTGGTGCAGTAACAATAGCGGGTTCACCTAGCACAGATGAAGAAGTATTTTTTCAAATAACAAGAGATGTATCAGCAGATGATTTAGATGCCGATGCTAAATTATTAGGTGTTAAATTATTCTTTACTACTGATGCGGCTAACGACGTATAAGAGGCATAGAATATGAAATATAGAGATAGAAACTTAGAACCGTTAACGGTTGGCAAAAGCACAAGTAATATTCAAAACAGAAAAGGTAAATCTTTTGGATATCAAATCTTAGGATTTGGTTCTGGTGCTCAAAAGAAAGTAGCAAACTTTCAATATTTAGTTGTTGCTGGTGGAGGAGCAAATGGAGCCAACCCGAGTGGCGGAATCGGAGGCGGAGGAGCTGGAGGATTTAGAACCTCTTTTCCTGGTGGAACAGAAATTGAAATTGAATCTGGTGCACCTATAACAGTTGGAACTGGAGGAAGTCTTTCTGCTGGTAATAATTCTATTGCTGGTGATAAAACTTCTACAGGAGGCGGTTTTGGTGGAGCGGATAGTCCCACGTCTGGTAATCCAGGGGGAAGTGGAGGCGGAGGCCGACACACTGGATCAGGCGGAACGGGAAACGCAGGAGGTTTTACACCATCAGAAGGTAATGCTGGCGGAGGTGGAGACCCTAGAAACCAAGGCGGAGGCGGAGGTGGAGCTGGCGGAGCCGGCAACCCTGCCGGAAATAATGGTGGAAATGGTGGAGCTGGATCTAGTAATTCAATAACTGGATCTCCCGTAGGTTATGCTGGTGGAGGAGCCGGAGGCGGACACGGAAGTCAATTTAGTAATGGATCACCTGGAGGATCAGGTGGTGGAGCAGCACAATCCCCTGGCACTAACGGAACAGGCGGAGGAGCTGGTGGTTGGAAACAAAACCCTTGGGGACAAACAACTGGTGGTAATGGAATAGTTATTTTACGTTGCCCAGGTCCAGTAGGTGCCTCTATGTCAGTATCTCCAGGAAGTAATTCAGTGGGAACTGATTCTCCAACAGGAGATAAAATTGCAACTTTTAACGTGTCAGGAACAATTACATTTTAATGGCTTACTTTGCAGAAATAAATAGTGAAAATTTAGTTACAAACGTTGTTGTTGGAGAGAGTAATAACTTACCTCCATTAAAAGTTAATAGTGTAAGATGGATTGAAACATTTGAAGATGGAACTAATGGTGTTTTCGCAGGGCCTGGTCATACTTGGAATGATGAACATCAAATTTTCTGTGAGCCACAATTTTATTCTAGTTGGGTTTTAAATACTACAACAGGAAAATATGAAGCCCCAACAGATTATCCATCATCTCTTATAACAAATGCGGATATCACTTGGGACGAAGATAATTTAAAATGGAAAAGCACAAAATTAATAGATGACTCTATAACAGAAGATACTGATACAATGTTAGATACACCAGAAATAAAGTTTTGGAATCCTGAAACTTCTTCTTGGGAAGATTAACTTATTTTTAATAAGTTAAAAGAAAGATTAAAATGATATTGAAAGAACATGTTTGGATTTTTAAGAATGAATTATCAAATTATTTTTGCAAAGATATTGTAAAATTAGGTAATCAAACTAAAAAACATTTAGGCATATACAGTGGAAAAAACGGAAAAAGAAATTCTAAAAAAGTTAGAAACTCTCACGTTTGTTTTTTAAACGATTGGTGGATTAAAAGATGGTTTGATAATTATTTTTTTATTGCAAATAAAAATGCCGAATGGAATTTTCAATTTGATAGATATGAAGCTTTTCAATTTACACAGTATAAAATCAATCAACATTACAGCTGGCATCCTGACTCTTTTGTAAATAAAGATATAGTTAGAAAATTATCTGGTATAATATTATTAAGTGACCCTCAAGATTATAAAGGAGGAGAAATAGAATTTAGAACACCAGGAAATAAAATAATAAAAATGGGAAAACAACCTAAAGGAACTATTTTAATATTTCCTTCTTTTGTTTATCACAGAGTTAAACCAGTGACATCAGGTAAAAGATACTCTTTGGTTATTTGGGCTTGTGGTGAAAATTTTAAATGAAAAACATATGTATAGTTGGTGCAGGCACAGCAGGTTTAATATCAGCTTTAATATTTAAACAAAGTTTAAATGTAAATATTACAGTTATTAAATCTAATAAAATTGGAATTATAGGTGTGGGTGAAGGAAGTGAAAATAAATTCACACAATTTTTAAAATTTTGTAATATAAGTAAAGAAGAAATAATTAAAGAGACAGGTGCAACATTAAAATATGGAATACTGTTTGAGGGTTGGACAAACAAAGATTACCTTCATGAAGTATCACCTAAAATCTTTAATGTAAAAAAAGAACAATATTTAGCAGCTTTCGGTTATGCAATTACTAATAATTTATCTGTAGATAAATACACACAACTTAATCAATTAAAAAATAACAAAGTTGTTAATAAATACATTTCAGATCAATTTCATTTTAATACTTTTAAATTAAATGATTACTTAATTAAAAAATGTAAGGAAAGAAATATTAAAATTATAGATGACGAAATAACAAACATTCAAATAAAAAATAAAAAAATTATTTCTTTAAATAAAAAATATAAGTTTGATTTTTATATTGATGCAACTGGTTTTAAAAAATTATTAATAAAGAAATTAGGTGGTAAATGGGACTCTTATTCTAAATACCTACCTATGAATGAAGCTATTGCNTTTCCTACAAAAGGCACCAAAGAATATCCTGCATACACTTTAGCTAAAGCAATGAATGCTGGTTGGATGTGGAGAATTCCTGTTCAAGATAGATGGGGTAATGGATATGTTTTTGATAACAGATATATAAATGCAGAACAAGCTAAACAAGAAGTTGAAAAATATCTTGGATATAAAATAGAAATAGGTAAAAATATTAAATTTAATGCAGGAGCCATTGATAAACCTTGGATAGGTAATTGTGTTGCTATAGGACTATCTGCTAATTTTATAGAACCTTTAGAGGCGTCTTCAATTGGTAGTTGTATACAACAATCTTTTCTTTTAATAAATTATTTACCTAATTATGATTCTACAGCTATAAAACAATATAATAAATCGTGCACAGCTTTATTTGAAAACATAAGAGATTTTGTATTAATACATTATTTGTGTAATAAAAAAGACAGTCGTTTTTGGAAAAACTTAAAAATAAAAATACCTGAAAGTTTAAAAACAAATTTGCAAAAATGGAAACAACGTTTACCTATTGAAGANGATTTTAAAAGTAGTTATATATTATTTTATGAAACTAACTTTGCTTTAATATTAAAAGAATTAAATTTAATAAAATTAAACGAANTTAAAAAAGAATACAAAACAAAAATACAAGACGCAGATGAAAAGGCTATTGAAAATTATTATAAAATATTTTATAAGTATCGACAAGATTTAATAAATCATAAGAAATATATAAAGGAAATAAATGAATACGTTTAGTTTAAATATCTGTGGAGAAATTATAGAGGATACAAAAAAATTAAATAAACAATTAATACAAACTTGTAAGGAAGTTCGTAAAGAAAACAAAAGCGTTAAATATTCTAATGAAGGTTANCAATCTCCAAAGTTAAATTTAAACGACTACCCAATATTTTTAGAATTATATAAAAAATTAAAAGAAAATGTTTTATTTAATTTAACAGTATATGATTTAGTAGAGGCTAACATAGATTTTACTTTACCGTGGGTAAATATAAATAAGCCAGGTGATTTTAATTGGCCACATAAACATTTAGATTCGCACTTTTCTGCAATCTATTATTTAAAAGTTCCAAAAAAATCAGGTGACATTGTTTTTTTAAATCCTTTTAATAAAGAAAATACTTTTTATCTAAAAAAATTTAATAATTATAATTCACATAATTCAAGTGTTTTTAAACATACACCTCAAGAAAGCACTTTTATTATGTTTCCATCTAATATAGAACACGCAGTAGAAAGGAATGAATCAAAACAAGAAAGAATAAGCATTGCTTTTGATATTAATTTAAAATGAAAAAACATTTGGTAATTAAAAATATTATTAGTAAAGAATTGTGTGAGTTCTTAACTAATTACCTTTTATTTAAAAAAGAAACTTATGATGTTTTACAACAAACAAAATATATATCACCTTTTTGTGAACTCCATGGTAAGACAGGAGACTCACAGATTCCTGGTAGTTATTGTATTTATGGAGACGTAGCTATGGATTCTTTACTACCTAAAGTAATGCCTGTGATTGAAAAAAAACTTAAACTTAAATTAGTCCCTACTTATTCATATGCAAGAATTTATAAAAATGGAGATGAATTAAAAATACACACAGATAGAGATTCATGTTCTGTTTCTGCAACTTTAAATTTAGGAGGAGACCCTTGGCCAATTTTTTTAAAAGAAAATAAAAAAACTTATAAAGTTAATTTAAATCCTGGAGACGTGTTGCTTTATGATGGATGTAAGTATGAACATTGGAGAGAAAAATTTAAAGAACAAATGTGTGCACAAGTATTTTTACATTACAATGAGAAAGGATCAAAAAATATTTATGACCGAAGACCACGATTGGGATTGCCGGTTGATATTAAAACAAAATAAATATACTTATTTGTTTGATTATATTAATCATAAAAAATTTAAAAATAAAATATTAAAAGCAATAGAACAAACTCCAGCTAATAAAACACAAGGTGTATATAAAACAGATTGGAAGGTTGATAAATCTGTTAAAAGAGTTTATTGGGAAAATTATGTTAAACATATAGCCAATACATGCATAGATATTTTAAAAAAAGATTTGTATAAAGAAGTAAATCAAGAAACAATTCACCATAATCATTGGTTTCACATATATCAAAAAAACTATGGATTTGGATGGCACACACATGGAGAAAGTAATTTTTCAGGGATATATTATTTGCAATTAAAAGAAGATAATAAAACAGAATTTATAGATATGGATTTATCAATAGAAGAGGGTAACCTTTTAATATTCCCTTCATTTTTATTACATCGTTCACCAATGATAAAAAATAAAACAAAAAAAATAATAATATCTTTTAACTTTTCAATGCAATGACAACAAAAATAGTAGATAACATTTTAGATCAAAAAGAAGCAGATGCTATAGAAAAAGAATTAATGAGTGTTTTTTTTCCTTGGTACTATCAAGATTCTGTTTCTGATAAATCTAATACAAATGATTTTTATTTTACACATATACTTTATGAAAATTTAGAACAAAGTTCTTACTTTAATTTAATAATACCTATTTTAAAAAAAATAAAATATAAAAAATTAATTAGAGTAAAAGCAAATTTATATCCGGGATTTGATAAAAAAGTTATACATCCTAAACATGTAGACTATACTTATAATACCAACGGAGCCATTTATTATGTAAATACTAATAATGGCACAACTAATTTAACAAATAAAAAAATTGAATCTGTTAAGAATAGACTATTATATTTTAACGCTTCTAAGCCTCACAACTCAACGACTTGCACAGACAAAAAAATAAGATTAAATATTAACATTAATTATTTATGATGAACATTATAGACAACTGGTTAGATAAAGATTTAAGTGATTTTGTTGAACAAAGTTTTTTGCATGAGTATCCACATTACTTTGATCACACACCTACAGATGCAGATAGTAAAGTATTTTATAATTGTGAGTTAAACAATACTGACATGTTAGTAAAGTTATTATTTCATAAAGCACAAAAAACAATTAATAAAAAACTCAATCTAGTAAGAACACATTTTAATATTCAACATCCAGGCATGGATGGTGGGTGGCATGTGGATTATTCTGAATTAAGTTTTGTTTACATGGTTACTCAAACTCTTAATAAAAAAGAAGGGACATTTGATATTAAAATTAATAACAAAATTAAAAAAGTAGACTTTGTTAAAAATAGACTTGTATTTTTTGATTCTAATTTAGTACACAGAGGTAACCCTCCTTTATTAAATGAAAAAAGAAAAACAAACGCTAGAATTACTTTTACGTTAAAAACAAATTATGTTTAAGGTGTATGAAGATATTTTAAATAAGGAAGAAAAAATGTTTTTAGAAACAAGTATTAAATTTCCTTTTTATTTAAATTGTGGTCAAACGGATCATGATAAAAGATATCACTTCACACATGTTTTAAAAAATAAAAAAACAGGTGAAATTAATTCACCTTACTTTTATGATATAGAAAAAATTGTAAAAAGAATATGTAAAAAAGAAAAAATTAAACTTAATAAAATATTAAGAGCTGCCATAAATTTAACTTTTCCATACAAACCTTTACTAGGTAGTATTCATCAAGATCATTCTTTTGAGTATAAACAATTTATATTTTATTTAACAGATGGTGGAGGAACAAATTTATATAACAAAGATAATGAGTTTTTGACAAAAATAGAATCTAAAAAATTTAAAGTATTATATTCTGATAACAATCCTCATGCAATTTATCATTCTAAAAATGGCATTAGAATTATAGTGGTGGTAACATTTATATGATTAGAAAAATAAAAGAAGTTTTACCACCTGAAATTAATAAACATATAATTAAAAAATTGTGTAATCAACCTAATTGGGGTTTTCCTCATGACTTAGATAATGAAACTAGAGAGGATTTTTTTGAAAAATTTGTTAGCGATAATGTTTCTAACTGTGGTTTTTCTTTGGTGACTTATGATAAAGTAAATGATATTTTTATAAATACTGATTTAAATCTATACGCTGAAATAATATTTTTTATTATTAAACAAAAGTCAAAATTAAACTTACATGACATATCTAGAATTTATTGGAACTATTATGATACAGCTTCAATTGCTAATTATCACATAGATAAAAATGAAAAAAACTCCATGTCTATTTTATATAACCTTCACACAAACGATGGAGGCACACATATAGAAGAAAAATTTTTTGCATCAAATGAGAGTGAAGCTATTATTTTTAATAGTAATATAAAACACAAAGGTGTAGCACCTAGAGATTATAAACACAGATTTAACTTGAACATTATTTGTTCTTGTGATAATTAATACGCATGAATTTAGAGAGCATGAGAGACCTTGACAGTCGTAAGCATAAAAATCAACTAGTTGATGAACTTTATATTTTAAGACAAAAACATGAAGAAATTAAAATGGTTTTAAAAGGAGAAAAAATTATAAATCAAGATTTTAAAAGTGAGATAGAAGGAAAAAATAGAACCATTGAAGAGTTGTCTAAAATTAATCACGAGTTTCTAAAAGAAATAGGTAAGTTAAGAAATCACATAAAGAATTTAATTAGTGAATGATTCCTTCTTTTATAGAAACTTATTTTATAAAAGATAAAAGTCTATGTGATGATTTAATAAAGTATCACACAGATAATGTCCTTTATAAGTCTGATGGTAGATTAGGGTATGATGGAAAAATTACATTAGATCATTCTTTAAAAGAATCTGTGGATGTAACATTTCACAATGATACAAATCATAAAACTATACGAAAGTTTTTTAATATATTAACTGAGTACGCTTCTGACTATTCAAATAAGTATGGTGTTAATAATGAAGTAAAAACTGAGTATCAAAACCTTATTTCTAAGTTTCCACCATTAGGTGGATTTAAAATGACTCATTATGAAAGAGGCGATGTGCATTCTTCAAAAAGACAATTGGTATATATGTTATATTTAAACGATGTAACAGATGGAGGAGGAACAGAATTTACTCATCAAAAGATGCTTATAAAAGCAGAGAAAGGTAAGTTAATTATTTGGCCAGCAGATTTTACACATACTCACAGAGGCGTTGTATCTCCTACTGAAACAAAATACATTACGACAGGGTGGTTTGAAATATCTAAGTAAAAATGTCTTTTTTAAAAAAATTAAAAAATTTAAAAATACCTAGTCATGATATTAGAAAAAAAGAATTATGGGATGCTGAAGGCATTATAGAAGGTGTATCAAATCAAGTGTTGAAGTTTGATTTACGACCTGTAAAAAATAATGTTAAAGGTGGTTACTTTAATACAAAAGCTGACAAGATGGTTTTTGATATTAAAAATCAATGGATTATAGTAGATTTAGAAGAACTTCATGACTACTTAAAAAGAAATAACTTAAAAAAAGCTAATTTAGAAGATTTGATATCCGCTTTAGATTGGAATATAATACTACCAAAAAACTAAAAACCTTATATAATGCTAGTCTTATGCTACAAAAAATAGGATTTCAACCAGGTATTAATAAACAAATCACACCCACAGGAGCTGAAGGGCAGTGGACTGATTGTGATAACGTTAGATTTAGGTATGGTACACCTGAAAAAATAGGTGGTTGGAACCAATTAGGCACTTTAAACGAAAATGAACTTACAGGAGCAGGTAGAGGATTACATCATTTTGTTAACAGTCTAGGTAGAAAATACGCAATCATTGGAACAAATAGAGTCTTATATGCTTATTCAGGAGGTGTATTCTATGACATACATCCTATTCAAACAACAACAACTCTTACAAATGCATTCTCCACGACCAACGGATCACCGACAGTTACACTAACCTTTTCTAGTGCACATAACTTAGTTCCTGGTGATATAGTTTTATTAGATAATTTTACGACAATTACAGGATCTAATTTTAGCGCGTCTGATTTTGACAACAAAAAATTTATGATTGCATCTACACCAACTAACTTAACAGCAACACTTACAATGCCTTCAAATGAAACAGGATCTGGTGCAACTACATCTGGTGGAATTAGAGTGCAAAAATATTACACCGTGGGTCCAGCTGTGCAAGCAAAAGGTTTTGGTTGGGGCTTAGGTTCATGGGGTGGTGAAGCATCCGGTGCTATTACAACAACTTTAAATGGAGCTTTGTTAAATGATTCTGCAGGTACAGGAGGATCAGGAACTTCAATTACATTAACCAGTACTACCAACTTTCCATCTTCAGGTACAAACTTTATTAAAGTAGGGACAGAAGAAATATCTTATACAGGTGTTTCAGGAAACGATTTAACAGGTATTACAAGAGCAGTTAGAGGAACTACTAGAGCTGCTCACAGCAGTGGAGCAACTGTCACAAACACTTCTGACTTTGTTGCTTGGGGTGAAGCTGCATCTGGTGACTTAGTTCTTGAACCCGGTATGTGGTCTTTAGATAACTTTGGTGATAAAGCCATATGTTTAATACATGACAGTGCTGTATTTGAATGGGACTCATCTTTATCAAATGCAACAGATACAAGAGCAACAATTATATCTGGTGCACCAACAGCGTCAAGACACATGGTTGTATCGACACCCGATAGACACTTAGTATTTTTTGGAACAGAAACAACTATTGGATCACCTGGCACACAGGATGACATGTTTATTAGATTCTCGGATCAAGAGGATATAAACACCTATACACCCACAGCAACAAATACAGCTGGTACACAGAGACTGGCCGACGGATCACAGATCAGAGGAGCAATTAGAGGTCGTGATGCAATTTATGTTTGGACTGACACAGCACTATTTACACAACGTTTTGTTGGTCAACCATTTACATTTGCGTTTGCACAAGTTGGAACTAACTGCGGTCTTGTTGGACAGAATGCGTGTGTGGAAGTTGACGGTGCTGCGTATTGGATGT